AGCCAAAATGCCTTGTATTTGTCAGGATATTTCTATTTTGTTCTGTAGGGATTAAAATTCAGTATTTCCCGACATCTCCTTTAATATTGCAATATATGATTATCTCTTTGAAAACTGCGACACTCTTCTCGCTAGTACTAATATCTGCTCTGTTATGATCATTTCTCCATGCCCTTCTTACTGAAATGTACGGTGTTAATGCATCCAGAAAAACACCATCCCATTGCAATGCCAGAATTTATTCTCATCGTAAACCTGCATATAAACCAAGCATTACAAATGTGTAGATTGAAAGACCTCTTACCTCATCTATCAGACGTTCTGCCTGTCCGTCCGTAAGTACCTCCTTATCTTTCTGCGGTATACCTCCGCCTTCTGATGAAAGATATAGTGTAGGATCTTTTCCAATCACACGACTATCGAGAGCCACTTTAAATATCTATGACCGGGCCGCGAATTACGGAAGTATCATTGTCCCTTCTTGTAATCCTTATAATGCCGGCTGCATACTGACATCCTTGACCATTTCTACAATACGTATCCGCTACCGTCCCAATGGACATAATCACGTATTTCAGGCTCCCACAAAAAGTAATGTACCAAGTGAATGATATTCAGTTTTCAAGGAGCTGCTAAAGAACTTTTGTCCTTGCATATATCAGTTTATGGAAATTATCAGATATTAACGATTACCGGATTGAAGAGGATTTTCAATATTATTATGCAGACAAAAAACGATCACCCCCACATTACTGTGAGAGCAATCGTTCCCACACCTATAAAATCGTCATTTGTTTTTCAACTTTATTAGAGACTTTGGAGACTTTACATTGCCATCCCTATAGATAACACCTTCTTCTATCAGAGGATTTATAACTTCAACCAAAAATTGGCTCCTGCTTTTATAACTTGTAACTATCTGAAGTTCCTTCACATGCTTTGATCCTTCTGTTCTTAGAATCTCCAAAATCTTTTGTCTATCAGATAATTCATCTTGTACTACCAGCATTGCACTATCTTCGTATATAAGATCAAATAACCGTAGATCAAGGAACCCGGGATAGATCAAAACTCCGGGTTGCAAATGTTCTGCACTGCCTTTATAACTTTCAACCATTGTTTGAAATCCTGTTCCACCACGCTCCATCAAATTTGCCATATCCAAACATGCCGCTATAATCGAATTTCTCCGGATAGAAGGAATAGAACCTACCGGATATCGATTATAGCTCTTTGGCAATAGCCATGACCCCGGGGACACAATATCAATCCTGTCAATATAGACGTCCACATCAATCTGTGTACCGGCAATAGAATAATCTCGATGTGCAATCGCATTCACTAATGCCTCTCTAATGGCTTCTTTGGGATAGGCACGAACCTCTTCACGACCACCTGACTCCGTTTTTCGCCATCCGGTTCGTGTATTCCTCTCTATAAAGTTCAATGCATTTTTAAAAACTTTAGCTAAGGAACCTTTATATCTTCCACTATCCAGCACTATGCCTGTTTTATCTTTTCCCTTCCAAAGCCGACAGCAAATTAACGAGTCATCACCATCATAGTCATCACTAAACATAAGAAAACCGGATTTTGCATACCCTTCCTTAGAAACGATTTCTTCATTTTGCAAATCCTTAATAGTAGGTATGGATGACTCTTCTCTGTATTCCCTGCACAAATCAAGATACTCTCTCCATTGATTTTCAGCATAAAGTATTTCACTTGTTTCATTATCAACCCCAAATTTTCTTTTGGATAATGAAATAATATCTTCCGGTGAAGCCGGGGTTAAATTTCCATCCCCTTTTATATATACAGTTTCGTTAAAATCTCCTTCTTTGTATCTCACAACAGAATCAGCTTGAATAACATTGACAGCTAAAACAAATTTCTCTGCATCTGCATCAACACTCCTCATCATATAGTGAATTTTTGCATGTGGGAAAATATGCCTATCATTAATTTTTGATATCAATAATTTTGTTTTATCAATTTCATCCAAATCAATACCAAAAGCCTCCCCACTATCAGAGACTCCGACAAACATGGTTCCACCATTGCCATTTGCATATCCTACAATAGTTTTAGCCCATTTAATCGGTTTATCAGAGTTTAACCTTGCTTTATATTCATACTCTATATCCTCTGCAATTACATCCGGATATAATTCTTTTATTTGCATCCAAGTACCTCCAATATTCTTCTTATAAAACATACCAAACATTTCAGAACATTGCAATAACATTTCGGAACATTACGGACACATTGCGAAGCATTACGAATTTCAATAGATATTGTACACTGTCTCCTCAAAAAAATTCTAAATGCTTATTTTGCTATCCCAATAACATTACGAGACATTTCGGAACATTATTTTTCCATACTGATATCCGATACACAAGCAATCTCTACTAATAGTTCATGAGGACAGTTCCTTTGTCCCCCAAGAATGTTCCTTAGATGTTGAATACTTATAGGCGTTTGCGAAACGCCAAAAGCCGTATAAATACGACACTTTTTTGTTACTGAATATAAAAATCTTCTCTAGATTTGTGATGCTATGTAAAAAAGAGCTTCAACTCATTCTTCAACTTTAAAGAATGAGCTAACGCTCTATGTATCTAAAATTTGATTCATAAACAACAGATGCTAATAAATGATGACGCCTGATAACAAATTACAGCAGAATTTTTGGCAACAAAAAACCCCCGGAAACCATTGATTTTCCGGGGTTTTTTGATTCTTCCAAGTCTCGATTATCTCTTACAGAACTGTAGGTTGCCTGTTTTATAGCTTCTTAAAGCTCTTTGTTACTAGTGAGTTTCTACCATTTATAAATAGGAAGAAACTCATATACAAAAACACATTTAATTTGTGCCTACCTTCTCTGAATCATTTCTTAAAACATCTATTGCTCTAGCAATTATACCAGGAACCGGAATTCCCATTAATCCGGCATTCTCAATTATAGAAATACTTTCATTTGCTACAAATGCTATGATAACTGCATCTTTTATGTATGTTGTATGCATGATTATATCAAGCCTTACTGCCACAAGTACTATAAGTAGTGCAACGCCTTTGCGGCATAAACCTTTAAATCCCGCTCTTGACTCAAGTGCACCATTCTCACTTTTCTTGCTTTTCTTGAATATGCCTGCGACTGCAAGACCTGTCACATAATCTACTGCCATAAATACAATCAGAGTGATTAAAGCCTCACTCCATCCTCCGAAAGCCATTGCCACAAATCCTCCTATTGCACCTACTAATGAATATAATACATTTGCTCTCATATAAACCATCCTTTCTACTCTGCAAGTCCGTATGTTTTTAAATCCGGACTCTCTGTATCAAATTTCTTCTGATATCTGCCATCCTCATCTACCCAATGATAAATATGCTTTTTATCATTCTTAACATAAACACTTCTTGCCATAACTCCAGATTTTGTCAAATAATATGACTCATCTCCTATGTCAATCCATTGTCCTGCAAGCATACCTCCATCAGTGTTCATGTAATACCAGTCATCGCCATTTTTGAACCAACCTGTCACCATATGGCCTGCTCCGTCAACTACATACCATCTGCCATCTGTAGTTATCCATCTATTCTTTTGCACTACTCCCTTGCTCTCATAGAGCCACTTACCATCAAACATCACCCATCCTGTGAAGCTGTTCTTTTGATGTAGTTTGCAAGCTTTGTAAGCACACCAACTGACAAATTGCTGACACCAATACAGACCGTTCTGACCATACCAGTGACCATACTTAGTGTAGTTGGACATTCCGGCATTAGCAGTTTTTTCTTCCAACATAGCATTACTTGCCTTCTCCAAGTATCCTACTTCTCGCCTCGCTACAGCAATGAGCTCTTCTGCTGTACATGTCTGATTGCTAAAAAACGGCATACCAAATCCATTGATTCTGTTTTTTCCACCTACATCACCTTCAGTAAATCGGTATTCCTTTCTCGCAACACCTCCACCGTTTCTTTCAAATGCGACTGCCGAGGTATTGCCTTCTATAGTATGAATTACATATGTATCATTGACCTTTTTTACATCTTCAACGATTCCGACATGAGCAACTCTGCCTTTTTCTCCACTATAAAAGTAAACGATATCTCCAGGATGTGGAGTCTTACCATACGCTCGATTTAGAACAAAATAATCTTTACCAGTCAATGTGTACTGGCTATAAGACCCACGTAGCAGTTTTTTCCCTGCCGAAAATCCACTATCCATTTTTTTCGCCTTTCTCCTTTTTTCTATATATTTGCAGTTACTGTAGCCATGCTGCAATCTGCAAATGCTCTGACTTGCACCTACTACATGCATCAGCCTCGCCTGCAACCTTTAATGCATGGTCTATTGCTTCCTCTAATGTCATATAATTATCTCCAATAAAAAAAGAGCCTGAGCTCCATTTTGTTTATTTAAAATGCTATTTCGGTATAAAAATGTAATTTTAGTTATTAAAATTCCACTTTCTATTATCAAGATAGCATTTTTTGTTATCAAACTACATCATCAAGTATTCATCTGTTTTCATAAACTCTTCCACAGCTTCTTTGTACTTCTCCGGAACTTCATCAAGTGCCATAAGTCCATGCTTAATTCTAGATGCATAAAATCTAACATATACCTTTATTTTCTTCTTACTCATTGCCTTCTTCCTCCTCTTCTGAAGTCATCAACTCAACCAACATATTAGATAGGGCATCTATTCTACCAGTTAAGGTTGCCTCTACCTGCTCTACTTTGTCCATTGCTCTAAACATCAACAACGCCTGCATTTGGGCAATTGCTCCCATTGCATCCTTAATAAAGTTGATTGTGATACCCTGCAATTTAAGGCCTGTTATAGTCTCCTCGCTGCCATCACTTTGTACAGTCATAATCACTGTATTTGCATCAGACAACTCACCTTTTAACTCATCTAATTCTGCAAAATTATCAATCACCGTGACAAATGTATCACCGTAGTGCGTGCTTAACTCTATTTCCGTCTTGTCCTTCAATATCAATTTACTCATTTAAAATCTCCTTTAATTAATAAACTCTATATGGCTAATTCCGGATATACTGTTATTAACAACCACATTTACCTGAATAGTTGCTTCTTGTCTATTGGGACTACTTACAGCAATTCCTACTGCAATTCTATGATGTCCTTGTAATTCTGATACATCTACATCAACGAAATATTCAGCACCATTTGGTATCGCCACTAAAGTATTCCACTGTCCTGAAGTTATAGGAACAACTCCATCTTTGTAACCCACCTTTTTTATAACACTTGCGTTTATTTTACTATTTATACTCGGAATATAGTTTGCAGGCAAATCAGTTGGTAGTGCCCACACAACGCCTACTAAAGCTCCTACACCACCGACTGTTCCCCATTTCCCACCATATGGATACTTCAATCCTAATCGTATAGTTCTGAAAGGCGTTAAATTAACAGAATGTGCCAAAGTTACTGACTCCTCAAGCACTCTATCTTTTCGATATTCATGTAACCCCCCTCCTGAAGCTGAACCACCATTACTAAATCTTATAATGCCATCCCTTATTTCCGTTGCAGGTCTAGTATAACTAAGTAAACTGCTTCCCAATCCTATGTTCGCCACCCCTGACACTAAAACATTGTCAAAGGTGGCATTCCTAAAAGCCACTCTACCTGTGCCATAGTCCTCCATAGTTCCTATTATGCCATTTATGTTCACATTTTTTCTTACGTTCCATGGCTGAAAATTTGGGGATGGTAAGAACGCATAATTTGCTCCTTGTATAAACGAGCCATTTTTTATACCTATGGCAATTCCTCTTCCTACTCCAGGTAAATCATAAGCAAAGCCCTGCCCAGAATGACTAGGATTTGCAAGAATAACATCACCATGAGTAGCAATCCATCTTGGAATTGTTCCTTCAAACTTTATTCCCTGTTGGCTTGAAGCAGTTTGCCATTGCAGCACGCTATCCGCCCCTGCGGTACCTAATACGGCTGCGTCAACCTCCACGTGGGGGTTATTATCATCTCTAAAATAATACGCATTGCCATGACCCAACTGCATAACCAGCTTACCTCTACCAGGGTCCATACCAAAAAGTTTTGCCTGATTATTAGTGTAGTTATTGAGCTTAGTATCTACCATTTTAACCTGCCCACGCTCGTTACAAGTAACCGTATCGCTAAGAGTCTTTTCCGGGCGATAGTTTACTGCACCTTTTACCAAGGCAGTTGGTGCAATAACATAGGGCTTCCACTGTCCACTTGGGTCTTTATGATAATACCCCTCCTCTAAACGGACTACATACCCTCCTTCTACTGAGTAGTACCACATATCATTGCAATCTTCTCCCTTATATCCACGAATAGGTATAGTTCCTCTAACACCTGAAACCTGCAGTGTATCAAGCATTTTATTTGCATCAATTCCCAATACATTTGATAGAACTGCATATGGTATAGTCACACACGGCTTCCAACTTCCACGCTTTGGGTAGTAACCTTCTTCAAGCCTAACAAGATATCTTGATTCTGAGGCATCTTTTTCAAATCCTGCAGCAGACATTGCATGCTCTCGTTGAATTATTGTACCTTCGACAACTTCATCATCACTGTCTAATGTAATTGTTCTATATCCTTGTAGAACATGAGCTTTGCCGGCTGTCACATCATCCGATGTAACGCCTCCTGTGCCTCCTGCCATCAGTATTGCATCAGCCATTTTACACCTCCTTTACTGCAAGATAAAAGCTTCTTAGAGGCTTCTTTCTATAACATATGAGCTCTATGTAGTCGTTATATACAACTACCCTATCAAGACAGCTATAAGCCTTCCATTTTGCTTTTATTTCAGTTGCATCCGTCATGCTATCTCCAATCTTGTGGCTTATAATAGGAGTATCTGTACTCTTAATTCCAGGAATATTTATTCTTTGTTTAAAGATCGTAGTTCCTTCCCACACAGTTACTCTTGCTTCTACAACTGTCACCTTCTTAAGCTTTTGATTTATCCTGTTCTCAATATTCTTTAAGCCTGTATCAAAAGTTCTAATATCCACATATACACCATCAGGAATACTGTAAGTAAAATTTATCTCACTTGCTCTATCAATAGTAAGATAATATTCCATTATGATAGTCACGGGAGCACTTGTCCTATCAGCCAAAAAGTCAGGATTTATAGCAGTAGCAATTGCGATCAGGGTTTCCTGATTGCCCACCTTGCCATATATCCCGACTTCCTTTATTTGATATCCTACGCTTACATTTTCATTACTTACTGTTGCATTTATCTTTAAGACATTGCCATCTACCGATGCTGCAGATATATTAAAAGTATTTTTATATCCAACAAGATCTGTAAATGTCTTCAAGTCTTCGCTTCCTGTATATGTACCATCGCCTATCTTTATGCTTGAAAACTCCAAGCTTTCACCATTTATAGCTCTATTTATAATATTTATACCTGCATTTGTAAGCACAGGTGTATTAAATCTCGCCATTTCTTACCTCACTGACTGTATAGTTACACTTTGTACAATGCCTCCAATATAAACTACAGACTTTATATCTGTTATTCTCTCTACCGCTATTAAGGTTGCACCGGCATTTTTAATCTTTTTGATAATCTTAGAAAGTTCCTGCAGTGCTTCAGTATCGCTTGATCCACTTGTAACTATTTTAAAGCTGCCCGGTACTCCACTAAACTTATCCCATTCGATCACTTCACCGTTGCCAAGCACAGTTTGAACTACTGCTCTTATACTTGCCTTAGTACCTGCTTTTTTATACAAAGCTATCGCAGACTTTACAAGCTTTCTTTTTGTCTCTATATCCATATCTGAAGTATAGTAAGGGATATCAAGCTCAATTGCTCTTAAGTCAAGAACCTCTTCACCTAAATTATCAATGCCGGATATAACCATACTCTTATTTAATGCCTGAAAGTATTTATTAAGTACAGTATTTATTGCGTGACTTAGTGCAAGTACTTCCGGATCGGACTTGAATTTATGTGGTAAAACATCCACGATATGAGAGTTAAAAATATCAATCACTTTCAAGGCCTCCATATGTGATATTTGATGACTTCAATATTGCTATATGTGCATCATCTACACTTATAAATGCCGGCTCAACTATCTCCACTCTCTTTGCTCCTGCATTTACTATCATGCTCACAAGCATGGAAGGATTTACATCCCTACCTATTCGTTCGCTTTGGTATCTCTTAAAATCTTCTATAGCTTTAGTAACAGCTGCCTGGATATTAGTCACATTCGCCTTGTCACTATCATTTATAAAGTACTTTAGGTTGATATTATAGTTGGTATCCTGTGGTGCATTTACCTCCACTACATCAGTAAGCGGTTTTCTATCATCACTTGACAGATACTCTTTAAGTCCTCTACAAAATTCTGCATCCGGCTTTTCTCCACCTTTTAGGACAACTCTTATATCTACCACTCTAGGAGACGGATTCGTCACCCTTACGTCAGATATAAGGCTTGAGTAGGCTTTTGTATGATATTCATATGCACCGATCGGACCTGCTACCGAATATGTAGAACTTGCAAGAAATATTCTTTCTCTCAGTGTTTCATCATCCTCTACATCAGCTCCATATTCTGTAGTATTTGTATTTGATACACTTTCTATATACGGAATGCTGTCTACAAGTATCTTAATTCTGCCTACTCCGATATCATTGTATTTACTACCTACTTCTACACATTCACAGTCCACATCTATATACTCTTTTCCTGCTGCTATCTCAGCAAATTTAGTTGTTCTAAAGTATATGCTGCCATCTGTTACCCTTGTATTCTTTGGTATAGGTATATTTGATGTCTGCACACTTGATAACTTAAATCGAATCTTACATTTGCTTGGCTCTCCCATCTTTCTTTCAATGCCGAACGCCACAGCCATATTGTCGAGATACGGTCCATTTGAGTATTTTAGAAGATTCATTTTACCCATATTGTCAAGCCACATAAATCCCTGGAATAATTGCAAGCATATAGCATTTAATATAAATCTATATGGTGATACTTTAGGTAGTGTATATTCATTGTTGCCGGTTATCCGCTTGTATTCATTTTCATATTCTTTTACAAGCTCTTCCATCAAGCTTTCAAGTCTCAGATCATCAATAAAACTTACATCCGGTACTCTCTCAAACATCTTCCCTCCTTCCAAGTTTTATCAATACATCAAGCATTGATATGTCTTCACCTTCTTTAAAAGAAACCTCTATCACTTCTACTTCCGGTATGTACTTTTCAACCTTGTCGAAAATATCTGCAGTAATTATCTCTTTTGAAATATCAATACTTTCAGATATTACGCTTGAATCAAGACCAACCCGCCTATCTAAAGGGATTGTGCCTTCATAAGTACTGCATAAAGTCTGTATCGATGTTAAAATCTCAGTATCGATACTACCATCTGTCATAAAATCCACTTTAATATTCATTAATGATACTCCATGAAAGTTAATGATATGTCTGCCTCAGATATGAATCCGTCTCTATATACAACATTATAGGCTTCACTAATCTTTATCAGATTAAATTTATAATTTGCAATCCTTTTGCCACCAATAACTATATAATTAGCTCTACCGATTTTTAATGCGCTTTCAAGCTTCTTAATAGTCTTAGTAATATTCACACCCAAAAATGCATTAAGTGTAATATCAAGTGTAACAGTTTCAAGATCTGCTCCCAAGAACTCTCTTTTAGGCTTCCCAAACGTCGGAGTGTGACTTGCCCACCTTGATGATATTTCTCTACCAAGCTTTTTAAAAGTAAGTACTTTATCGCTTGATACAGAAAATACCAGGTCTTTTCCCCAACTTCCAAGCTTTCTCATAATCACCTTCTTTCTAAAGCTTCCACACGCTTTATAAGATTTAAAAGAGTTGATACATTTATACTTCCTGCAGATATTTTCAAAGTTATATCTGCGCCATCCGAGCTTATCATTGTGTTGTCCGACATCTCCTCATAGTACACATTCTGACCTGACATCTTAGGAACATTTACATCATTAAAAACTGTACCCAGTACAACTGCTGCATTTGTTCCATTACTAAGATGTGCTACAAGTATTGACTCACCTACTTTTGGCATCTTATATCTGCCATTGCTAAGAACCGGCATGGTGCTTGTTACCATGGCGGTCCTATCTTCATAGTAGACAGATATCATTCCTTTTTCATAATCAATGCTTGATACCTTGCCTATCCTGATTACATCATTCATGAATCCTTCTTTCCACCCGGTATGTTTAGCTTCGTTCCTTCCCAAATCCAATGACCGTTATCTGAATCTTTCTTTCCATGTCTCTTCGCTTCCTTCTCGATCACATCCTTGTTGGCCTCATATATTTCTTTCATCTTCACACCCTTACCCAAATACTTTTTGACAAGGTTCCAAAGATTATCACCCTTTTTCACTATATATTCCATGCCATCTGCTGCACTGCTGTTTTCTTTAGATGCATTTTCTTTTTGGGTATCTTCTTTACCGCCGGCTCCTATCCTTGATATCACTTTTCTAAGACTAAGGCTTTGACTGTATCCGCTACCTGCTATGTTATGATTTATACTTGTTATAAAGTATTTCCCATCTATCTCACCACCAAATCCGAACAGCTCTACGCAATTTGTAGCTGTTATAAGCATAGGCTCTACCAACTCAAGACTCATAGTAATAAGATCTCTATTGGATTTATTCACTTTCGCAATTGCTTTTTTCATTGCATCAGCTTCATCATCTGCAGATTCATTGATATATAAAAGCCTGTCACTCTTGCCTACCGTCACAGATATAGTCTTATTGTCTTTAGAATTGGTATATGAAAAAACGGCGCCTGTGTAAGTTCCCAAAATGCTGTTATTATAAGTCCACTGTGTACACTGATCAGGCTTTATGCCGGCTACACTGTCTTTGTCCTCATATCTTGCAACATCATAGATTACAGCTTTATTATCATATACTTTTAGGCTCAGTCCATACTTGTCACAAAGAGACTTTAGAAAAGATGAGTCCGTTTGATTGGACTGTTCAAGTTCCTTTATCTTATCTTCCACATCACTGTCATATACCAGGTTAAGACTTGATGCACTCGTTATCTCACTTGCTATCTGCTTTACCGATACATCTTTCCACAGCTTTGATTTCGGAGTCACACTAAACTCATTTTTTACAGGCTTTATAGTAGCATTTATCCTACAAGTTAAAGGACTTGATGATATAGAAAAGTCGTCTACTGCAAAGGAACCACAGTCAATCTTATTCTTTCTATTATTCTCATCAGTCCATGCTATTTTGGCCGCTATCTTATCATTCAGCTTTGGAGTCCAGCCGTTCGCCCACCTTTTATCCACATTGTCAATAGTAATGCTGATATTGTCCGCATTATTTTCAGCTTCATCCACATAAGTAAAGCTCTCTACAATACCTATGTTACTTGCTTCTTTGCCCTCATATACCAGGCTCAAATCCGTATACCTTGCCATTACTTTCTCCAATCAGGTAAAGAGCTGCTCACATCTTCAGGTAGCTCAGGAATCTTTACTCTTTCGCCACCACCGAACACAAAGATATGCATCAGTCCCTTATTCGCATTCATTAAAAGTTCAACCTTGAACTCATTTTCATAAATTTTAAAGGAGATACTGTCCCAAGTATCTCCTGACTCTGCTATATATATTCTTTCTCTCATTTATGTAAAACCCAATCTCCTATTATCTTTTACATATCTGTCGAACATCTTTTTAAACTCTTCAAAGCTGAGTTCATTAACTCTTTGAACTTCTTCAGCTGTAGTACCGGCAGAAAAGTTTTGTACCGGAGAGAAGTTCACCACAACGTTACTTCCGGATGTATCTGCACCCTCAAGCTTTTCCAAACTTCCACTTGCCTTTGACTTGCCACCAAGGGTACCAAGTATCTCTCCGGCTCTTTGCCATAAAGATATAGCACGTGCTGAACCGTCAAGCGGTATAGCCGCCTCCGGTCCGTCCTCTGCGAAAGTGGCCAAGGTAGGCTTTTCAATAATCCCACCGCTTGCATATGCCGGCAAACCTGTTATCCTATTTGTTTTTAAGCTTGCCATTTGCTTACCTACTGCTGCTGCCTGCGCCTCCGCTCTGGCCTTATTGCTAAGTACATTAGGGCTAACATTATATACAGCTTCAAGATCGAACTTGGCCACGGCTTTTATCGGCATGGCCATTGCAGACTGTACAGAATTATTTATCTTTCCATACACTATATTACCTGCCTGATCCAGTACACCGCTTGCCTGCAATCCATTCAGTAATGCCTGCGGTATCTCTACTCCCTGCTTTTGCATTGTACTGAGTATATCGGCATAATTCGGATCATTAGCAATCTTTTCACCATATAGATACCAAAGGCTCGCCTCATCTCCTGCCAATGCTCCTATAGTAGCAGATTCATGTAACGCATTTGCCAGCTCGTCAGGTATTTGTAGTCCTGCCTTCTTGTAGCTCTCTGCAATCGCATTCATCTTTTCCATGTCAGGCTGCAACTCTTTATACAACTGTGACATAGCTTCTTTAGTAGCCGAATCAACTTTCATTCCGTCCAGCAAACTGTCTTTAATGCCTGTGAATGCTATCGCACCTTGCTCTTTAAGTGCGTAAAGGTTTCCTTCGTTGTTTATTGCATTGTTTACTACATCATTCAGTTCCGGCATCAAGTCCTGCATTTCTGTAGAATATGAATCCTTAATATTCTTAGTAAGTGAGCTTACAGCCATTCCTATAGTCTTGCCTTGATTATCAAGTATGCTGTTGATAATAATGTCATATTGCCTGTTAAACTCACCTTCTGACAAAAAGCCCTCCTTGTACTGTGCATGCAAGCTTGCAAGTGCTTTTTCCTGACTCTCCGAGAAAGTAGCCATTGCTTCATTCGCTTTCTCAGTCGTCTTAGATATGATATCCTTAAAGCTTTCAGGCGTAAGATTGCCAAGGCCTGACGCATTGATAACATCAAAAGAAGACTGCAGATTGTCGTTTGCCAACTTTGCCTTCATATCTGCCATCTGCTTTTCAAGTTCTTCAAGATGCTTAGCCTCATCTATATCAAGTATTCCGTCATTGAATGCGTTATTGACTGCATTTTTCATCTCTTCGCCCAGTCTGTCAAGCTCAGAGTATACTGAAGTATAGTAATTGTTAAATGAACTTCTTATTCCTTCCATGTTCGGATTATCTCCAAGTATAGAGGCAAGATTCATATCCATACCATACTGTTCACTTGTTACAGATTGTTTTAAAGAAGAGATCATATTCTCAATACCATCTTTATATGCGGTATTGTCATCTTCACTAAGCTTGATACCCATGCCTACTTGCCAGTTGAGTTTTCTGACCGCACTTAGACTGTTTGTGAAGCTATCCATTGATTTAGTTGCTTCATCAAATGATTTCATCGCAGTCCTTACACCCTCAAGCGACTTACTGCTTACAAGCCTGTCCGCCACAATATCAACTTCTTTCATTGATAAAGATAAGTCGCCAAAATGCTTACTAAGGCTTCTGTTGCCTGCTTCTACTCTCATAGCTTTAAGGGCTGTAGTTACTCCTACTATTGCAGATACGGCTAATGCACCCACCACAATAGCTCCCGTGACAGGATTTGAAAGTGCCATCGTTATGGATGATATTCCACTTGCTATCTTGTTCCCGATCACAACAGCTTTCAATGTGGCATAACCTGCTGCCATTCCTGATATAAGTCCAAGGATTGCACTTGAGTGCTTCATTGCGAACTTACCGAACTCAATAACGCCTTTTCCTGCACCTTCCATCTGCTTAAGGCCTTTTGATAATGCTCTGCCTATATTCTTAGCCACTCCGCTCTTTATGATATATGCATTCAAATCTTGAATAGACTTGGTAAACATCTGCACACCTTCACGCATAGGTCCTTTAGAATCTTCATATACTTGTATGGCCAATCCTTCCAAGGCACTTTGAGCAAGTTTTACATCACCCTGCAAATTATCAAGTCTTGTATTTGCCATGTTCTCTGCTGCACCGTCAGCATTCTGTATAGCGGATGTAAGTTTGTTAAAATCTTCCTCTGAAGAGTTCACTATCGCAAGAAGACCTGTCATACCTTGCTTGCCTGCAAGCATATTAGCAAGTCTGGCCTTTTCCGCCGCCCCTGTTCCATACATGCTTGTCATCAGGGTTTCCATTTTTTCAATGTACTCTCCTTCTGAAATCTCTCCATCTTCAAGTCCGTCGCTAATCGTCTTTAAGTTTTCTCCAAACTCTTTTGCGCTTAAGTTTCCGCCGGCAAATCCTTTTTTTAAGTTTTTCATGATGTCCATGAACGAAAGCATATTTCCGCTATCATCAGTCAAGCTGACTCCAAGTGTCTGCATAGCCGCAGCCATTTCTTTTGTCGGCTTAGTCATATTTGACAATATATTTTTCATGGCTCTACCTGACATACCGGCTTTTATACCTTGATTAGCCATGAGACCTAATCCCGTAGCTACATCTTCAACCTTATACCCAAGAGCACCGGCCACAGGAGCAACATACTTGAAAGATTCGCCAAGCATAGCCACATTTGTATTGGAGTTAGAAGATGCTGCTGCAAGTACATCAGAAAAATGCGCTGAATCACTTGCCTTAAGTCCAAAAGCAGTAAGTGCATCAGTAACTATATCTGAAACCATTGCAAGGTCCTCACCTGATGCTGCAGCCAAATTCATGATACCTGATATGCCCTGAGTCATGTCTGCAGTCTTCCAACCTGCCATTGCCATGTATTCAAGTGCTTTACCTGCTTCTGTAGCACTGAATACCGTCTTAATACCCATCTCCTTAGCCTTTTCACTAAGAATATCAAGCTGTGCTTCACTGGATCCGCTTATAGCCTGCACAGTCTTCATCTGTGCTTCAAAATTAGATCCCATTACAGTAGCAGCACCGGCAAGTCCAGCAGTCACACTTGCTACTACCTTACCTATAGTCTTCATACGGTTTTCAAACTTTGACAGACCGCCCTCAATATTACTTATAGCTTGCCTGGTAGCATTACCCAAGGAGGCATCCACTCTACCGCCAATCTTTATCCTCATCTCATATTCTTTTTTACTGGCCAATTTCACTCACCTCCTCAACAATTTCTATAAGCTCCCTCACAGGCATATTCATAAAATATTCCATGCTTGTATTAAGCTTTATTGACAATCTTATAGCTATCTTTCTTACTACCCTGCCGTCATTAGGGCTTATGCCCACTCTTATAAAAAACGTATAGCCTTATACTTAATCTTTATAACTTCTTTTATAGGCAAATATTCAAAGAACTCAACCGGTATCCCTGTAGCTTTGCTTACTAAAGACATAATAGTTTTTATATTATATTCACCATTTACACTTGTAGATAGGCCGTTACCATTATCTAATGATTCTATAAGATCAATGCCCTTTAGATTTTTCATATTAGAGATATCTACACTTGTATATTCCTGGCCTTCCCATTTGTATGGCTCATCAAATACAATTACTGCGGTATCATTCTTTTCTACGACTTCAATATCTTTTTCTACTTCTTTACTCATCTTTTCTCCTATCATCTGTCTTAATCCATATCGGTGATGTCGCCCATATGCTTATACAAAAAAGTCAGGTATCCACAGACACCTGACTCAAAACATTAAATATAACTTCTTATATCCTCAAGAACGTCAACTCCATTGATCACGCACTTAGAGTTAAGCTTATCAAGCTCAATGACATTGTTGCCTGCCACATCTACAAGGTAATACGCTATAGATATAGTTACAGTGGATGTCATCTGATCGTTAATCTTAACACTTCCCGGAGAGAAGCTCTTTACAAAGCCTCTGACCATAACTCTCATAGAGCTCTTGCCTATGCCGGCATTCTCATTGTCAATAGTCTGATATCCTCCTCTCAGTGTAACATCTACAGTTTCCCCCACTTTGAATATCTTGAAGATATCCGCAGTAAGTCCTCTGAATGGTATTTCCATATCCATATTTTCATACGCACCTACAACCGGAATATCTATAGTTCCTGCTATACCTGCTCCACTTACAGACGAAGTTATAGCATTCATATCAGGCAGTTTTACTTCATCTGTTACACCGATTAGTCTATCTGAACCTGCATACACATTAAAATTATTTATTACTGTTGGAAAACTCATTAGTTATTACCTCCCAATGCATTCACAATCATATTAGGATCAAACGAAACCTCATTTTCTATATACTCCGTCGGAATAAATGGAGCTATCTTCTCCTTAAATTTAATCCTTCCTGCCAGTATAGATTCTCTCGGATTGTCATCAATGCTGAATTCCATCTTTATTCCTGCAAAGTCTCCTCTTGCTACAATACTGTTACCGAACATATTCTCAGCATCAAGAAAGGCTTCAATTATCTTATAGCTCGTAGGATCATCAACCGCATCAATAAATCTTGTTATAAATCCGTTTGCATACCAGTTAAAAGACCTTCTTATTGCAATCCATCTGTTCTTAGGATCAATATCATCCGGATAGGCCATAGTGTTATTTCCCCAAGCACGTAATCCTACTTGGTTTATAACTGTTACTACACCTACTGCATTTAAAGTATTACCCTGCTCTTCATCAATAAGCACCTCACTGCCGTCTGCAAGACAAGCACTCTCGACATTCAGAGGTTTATTTGAAGGATACTTACTAGGAATATTGTCATTCTTAGTATCAATATAAGCACATAAAGCACCAAACATTGCTGAATAAGAAATCACTTTCTTTTCCACCTTCAAACTTGGCCATAATCCAATTGCAAAAGGTGACTTGATACCAAGATCAGACTTAGCCTTTGGAACATCTGTGTACTTTTTTACTGTACTTGAGGATATATCAATCAGAGCCATAGCTCTGAATTTTCCGTTCAGCTCCTCACATTTTGCAACAAGAGCCGTTGCAACAAGCGGATTATATGAATATCCCGGTGCAAGCAATGTACCCGGCACAATTCCAAGCTTAGGGAATACACTCTTTATAAGCTCAATACCTGTACTCTCTCCTGTGGAATCACTGTATCCACCAACTACATCATTAACTGTAACCTGACTTGGATCTATCTTCTCACCGCTTACCTTAAGCTGTGTGGCATTATATGCACTGCCTGTAGACAATAGTGATATTACAGCCTTTCCTTCATCATTGAAGCTTAATATATAGTCGGTATTGGCAACCAATGTAGCTGCAGCATTCTTTACCACTAACTTATCAAGCAAAAGGCCTGTATCAGGATGTATAGCCTGCTTATTTACAACATTGACAGTACTTTCCGCTACCGTCTGCTTATGCTTCTTAGGATCCAGTACATTGATAAATACCACAGGGCTTATCTTAAAGTGCTTGAAAGAAGCATACATAGCCTGACATAGAGTATACTTATCCATCTCATTACTGTATCCAAGCTTTTGTACACACTCATCAAAGCTGTTACAAAGTATAACCTTATTTGTCTTAGAATATGGATCCTTTGTAAGGTTTACCGGTGCACATCCTACTACAACTTGAAGGCCTGCAGTACCAAGCAGCGGCTTACTTACAGGTGTCGCACCCTCTTTTACCCTTATACCATGATTATAAGTTGTCATTTATCTCCTCCTTTGCTCTCATATAGAGATTATAAAGAGCACTTCCTTTTTCTTTTACCTCTCTAAAAGCCTTCGCAAAATCGCTAATCGGTATAAAAAGTGCCCTTATCGTATTATATTTATTTGAAAACTCCTCAATACTTTCAGGAACATTTCCACTGAATGTATCAAATTGCTGTATAACACTGCTTACTTTCGGACCTACATAGACCACATCTGAAAGCCTCTCACGCTTAGTATTTATTAAAGCTGCATCACTTTCGGTATTATCTTCTATAACCTCTTTTGGTTCTTCTGCAGCATCCACTTTTGGCTCTTCTTTTACAATATCTTCTTTCTTATCATCCATTACGTGTATTCATCCTCTCTCACCACATCCAAGCTTCTAAAGCTTAAATCCATCCCTCCAAAGCTGTAAGGATACTCATCATCTTCATTCATCGAGAAGTCAATATCAGCACAAAGCGAAAAAGTTTTTAAATGTCCAACTTTCAAGAACTCCTGTCTTATCCTTTCGATAACACCGATTACATCCCTGTATGCTGTATATCCTTTTTCTGTATTCATTATGCCTATCAGAAGTATCACTCTCAGTTTGGCCGTATCACTTCTATAGTCCTTTGGAAATTTGCCTCCAAGTACTTTAATGATTAGATACGGAAAAGGTTCTACATCCTCATCATCACGCTTTGGTGGCAGGCTCTGCTCATATATATTTATCTTCACTCTTTTCTTACTTGGACTTTCAAAGTACATTTCATCCAATATAGGATGCAGGAAATCCTCAAGCTCTTTATAAATATCAAAAACCGTCATCTTTCACTTCCCAAAAGTTTTTCTATTTCCATATCAATATTTCTTTGAAGCACATCATCGATCATAGCACTCGCCTTAAGATATCCATGTTCACCTGCAAGCATGTTTGGTACAGGTACAGCATACAAGGCCTTAAGTGCCATATTATGCTTAGTTATTCCGTTACCTCTTCTATTCCTCATCCTCTTACCCGGTGTTCTCTCTACCAATGTTGTGTGACCACTCTTAAATGTTGTTACAAAAGCCTTTATATCTGCAGTCTGCATCTTTTTAAATGAGCTCGCTTTTAAGACTTTTGCTTTAAATGTCCTTGGTCTTCTACCATTCTTCCTTGTTGCGGTCTTTGGTGATACCTTAAACTTATATAACTCTCTGCTACCATCCTTAGATATGATTTCAGCTACAGGATTCTTTCCTGTAGCTGTTTTTACCTTCATAGCGTTATTAAAACCTCTAAGTCCTAGATCCGTAGTAGCATATTCAGAATTGGATTGCTTTGCAAGTAGTTTCTTTGCTTCCTTTGCTGTCTTATTTACAACTTTAGCAAGACCTTTATCAGCATCTTCTCCCAGATATTTAAGAGTACGCTCAAGCCTTTTTAAATCGTTCTCATCAACCTTTACTTCAATAGCCATTAATGCACATTCTTCTCCAGTGTAATAACAAATACTCCCTCTTCCTCTTGTGCATCCTTAACAAGGTATTCCACATTATCAAGAAAAAGTATTCTACCTATACTTGGAAGCCTTTTAAACTCATCCTTAGACACATATATAAGCAGCTCTCTTATATAGATTCCATCTATAAGCTCCTTTTCTCTGCCTTTGTTTCGTTCGTTCAACTCATATTCATCAATGATAATGTTATATTCTTTACCGTCAATATTGTGAGTAGAAGCAAACTCATTCAGGTTTAAGAAAACCTTAGATATATCATCATTAAGAGCTTCCATAAATTTATTCATTATTTTGCCCTACTGCTTCTTCCAATAGGCTTGTTGGCGACATCATCTTCCACCTCATCTGTTGCATCTTCTTCATCAAACGGAAGTTCTTCAGATTGTTCTTCTTCTGAAGGTTCCTCAATATTTACCACTGTCTGGCTGATTATATTTCCTTCATCATCAACGCATTCTGCAGAATCATTTGCAACAAGTTTTTCCAAATATTCAACGTCTGATGTCAATACAAATTCACCCGGAGCATACATATGCCCCAGGTACAGTATATGTCTCTTTGCTCTATACTTCATACTATCCCAACCTTACTCTTGCCGTTTTATCTCCTGCAAGTGCCTTGGCAACGGTATATCCTATTCTTGGATTACTGCCGGCGGTTGCTGTAATACCATCAGTTGAGTAATATACAAGCTTGCCTGCTTCTATAGCTTCTCCTGTTTTCTTTGTAATATCATATACACCACTGATACTCACCGATCCAAGTGACTTTATGTCAATATCACATGCAGCAATCCCTAATATATCGCCTATCTTTACTACTGATCCGGCTTCAATCTTAGAATTTGTATCGTTTGTATATTTGATAGTATTTCCGGTATTTACATATGCACCTTTATTTGCCATACTCTCTCCTTTCTTTAAGCCAACGGATCGGCTATAGCTACACCCTTATTTCTTACAATACCTCTATGATTCATAACAGTCACACCTACATCAAAATAAATATCCCACACAAATCCAAGTGTTCCCGGATTTTCCATTCTTCTAATTGTTGGGACCTGCTGACCATTAAGGAAATCCACTTCAATAGTATTTACATCTGCCGCATCTGCCATCAGGTACCATGGTACAGCGCTTGTTCCTGCCAATGCATTAAGGGTTGCATCCTCTACAATATGTATATTGTTTCTAAGCTGATACAAAGGATTTGCTGCCTGTGTGTTGCCTGCCGTGTTTATACTTGGAGAGTTGAAAATCTTATACAAATCCATAGCATAACCTACAGGTGCTACTATGGTTCTAGGATTTACCACAATACTTTGATCAAACTCATCCTTCTGTGTGGCCAACGCTAATATCATCTTGTTGATAACCTCAGCACTTGGAGCAGATCCTGTAACTAAAGAGTTCTTATGACTTGCATCAAACAATGGTAATCCGTCATAAATGACCACATCGTTATATAGTGCGTTATACACCATCTTGTTGATTGTAGACTTTGCACTTCTTGCATATCTTGCCGGTACTGTAGTAAGGAATCCGATATCATCATTGATGAAAGCCTGTCTGCTCATAGAGAACTGCCTTGCAAATGTCTTAAGCTGACGCTTAGGCTTTGCCATATCCTTAGGTACATCCGCCTCGATCTCTCCGTTTTCCGGCACTTCCTTGAACTCGCCTGCCGGGCCTGTTACCCAATAGTTATCATGCGCCTTAAAATCTGATAAAGAACCAATCTTTACAAATTTCTCAAATGTGGTAGGAGCAAGTGTATACTCATCCTTATAAGCTTTATTGATAGCTGTATCCATAATAGCCGGGAATGCAGATGTCGGATTGTAAAATCCTGCTCTTGTGAGCTTATCATATACCTCACTTGGAGACATTCTCATAAGAGTATCTAAATTCTCGCCATCCTGTGCCATAGCATGGATAGCCATATCTCTAAGAGACATGCTCTTGAAATCATTTGCACCTGCTGCAGGCTTATCAACATATAGACCGCTTTTCAAAAGCATTCCGTCTGCTACAGCTCTTGTATACTTATCTCTTTCATCAGTCTTAACCTTCAAATCCACATCACCACTTGGCTGTGCCGTTACAGGTCTTTTCTCACTTCTAAGCTTTTGTATAGCTGCATCTTTTACAGATTCTATGCTTGCGCCTTTTGCAATAAAGTCCGTTGGATCAAGCTCCATATCCTTACACAATTCCACAATCTGCTTACATCTTTCTCTTTCTATCTGTAAGTCATCCACACCTTCCTCTGTAGAAGCAGAATCAATAACAGCCTGCATACTGTCAAACTCTCTTTGTTCCTCAGGGTTCAATCCTCTACCTTCTACCTTAGCTTTTTCTAAAAGCTCCTGCTGTCTTCGCAATGCATCTTTTGCACCCATAAAAGACTCCTTTCTTCAAATACATTTAAATCAAAAGAACTCCAAGGATTTGACCTTAAGAGCTCTAATTTTTCCAACAAAAAAGCTCGAGACATAAGCCTCAAGCTTTCTGTAAAGGAATAATCATGTCAATAAACTATCTTGTGCTATACGCCCATCTAGCACTCTACAAATATAGCATAAAAAATCGGACAAAAGTGGGACAACTTTATACCCCAAGCTTATTTTTATTAAACTGTACTATATTCTCGTATATGCTCAAATCTGCATTATCTGTATCATCTTCAGATCTACCAACTCCAACTGTTCCATCTGCCGGAATAGATACTATAGATATCTCATAAGGTGTCCACTTTCTGGCAATATAACAAGGCCCGGCAAATCCATCTGTTGACTCTTTTCCGGCTTTTACTTCTTCCCATGTGTCTATAGAATACCCTACAGATACACCTTTAAGCGTACCGCTTTCAACTTTCTTGTATATTTCAGTGCTGAACTCATCATCATCGAGTTCTATTACTGCAAGGCCTCTATTCTCTTCCACCCACGCTTTCTTTACCTTGCCTATAACTTTATCCCTGTTATGATTATAAAGCACTACACCTATATCATTTAGCCTATCAAGCTGTATCCCTTTATGATCCAATATTTCTGTATGATCATACCATCTTTGATATGGCTCTTCACTTGAAAAACTAAGTTCTATAGTCTTAGTATCATCTTCACTGCTTACCTGCCTGATGCCATTTATAGCTATCTCTCTTACAAAATTTTTATCCATTTTCCCTCCTCGAATCTATTCCGTATAAAATATGTCCAAGGTCTATGCCCAAATCATTACCATATGCAATGACCTCGGCTATATCCTCTATCTGTTCTCTCCAGTCTTTTCCGTTCTCTGCTGCTATCTGCTTAAATGTTTTCTGGCCACTTGCCATTCCAAGCCTCATAGCACTTGCTTCTTTAAGCGGATCTATCCACCTTCTACCGGCTTGAATCCACTCATGTTTAAAATACTTTTCTTTATTATCTAAAAAATCAGGTATATCAAGCTGTTTAGATAACACTGCACAAGTAATAAAAGCCTCATATATTTCATCTACCAAGTCACCTAAGAGTTGTCTATCCTCTGCATATGTAAGGTTATCCTCTATCAAGCCTTGCCTTGCACTTGAGTAATTTGTTTGACTCATATCTCTTGTAGTAGCCTCATAACTGAGTCCTTGTCCTGCTCCAAGCAACTGATTTTGAAGCTTTATATAAGAGGTCGCATCTGCTGCCTGACCGTTTGGATTAACAACATCTATACTTTCTCCCGGATTTAATACCTTAATCATTCCCGGAGATAACAGCTTTCCGTCATATCCGGCTTGATTGTTTGACTTTACTATACCTCTTCCAAGCTCATCCGCTGCTCCCTTTTTGATAAATACAGACATACAAGCTTCAATCCTTTGCTTCACCGATACTGCAGTCATAAACTCGGTAATGTCTCTTACCCTAAGCAATGTAGGATTTAAATCACTCATCTCTCTTACTTGAGAGGGCCTTGTCTTTGAGAACACAAATATCATATCTTCAGCTTTTACAAAATGTGGCTCTTCCAGTAAATATCCATCCTTACTATATCGTCTGATATGGTACCCTACAGCTGCTCCATACTCATTTACTTCTACACCGTCAACCACTTTGTTTCCCTCATAGTGCGGACTCATAACATCTTTATCTATCTCATCAACCTCAAGGCAGGAAAGTTTCAGTGACAACACTCCATCATCTGTATAGCATTTTTGTATAAGAACTCCACCATCTACCCTCTTTCTTCTCTCAATCATCCTAAGCATCTGGATCAGATTTTGATTCTTAGAGATGTCACAGTTCTTTTTCTTAGTCCATATTCTCCACAGCTCCTCAATCTTATTATTAAGTTCTTCATTGTCAGTCCTTGCCTGTAAAGTAAATCCTTCACCTACCACATTTCTGTTATATGCACTAAGTATTGCATTCATAATATCTGAATTTCTCTCAAGGTCTCTTGCCCTGGCTCTTATGTTATCCCTTGAAAAGCTATCCGTCATTACTGCTGGTGCGTTGTTTGTAGCCCAATTTCTATTCATCCTGGACGAATCAGCACTGTCATAATATCCTGATCTTATTTCATCTAGGCCTGTACGGAATGCCTGCCTTTTATATGCCCATGCCGGAGAGAAAAACCCAATTATATTATCAAGCCAATTCATTTCTACCTCCTGTCAAATATAGCCACAAAAGTATTGCCAAATAAATCCGTTCCATTGTCTTCCGAAGCAATCAACAATTCTTTTCTCATTGCTCTAAGTGTACCAAGGTCTGCTCTTGTAAGAGTCCTAGATCCTATCTTATAGCTCTGACCGGTTCTTAGTATTGATGATATTGCATTGTCAATCTCTATAAGTTGCTCCTCATTTGTCATCGGTCTATCCATCACAACCAACCTCCTTTATTTCCACCTGTAATCCAATCAGAATTTGTATTATCCTCATGATTACTTGTTTCTTCTTGTTTTTCTTCATAACCATTTTCCCTTAAATTTCTAACTCCCATTATCTCTGCTGCACACATGGCATATACTTCACAGTCAAGATAATGGTTATCTATATGAGAGCGCTTTGGTACCCACCTCATCACATTGCCTGCAGATGTCTTTACCATAACCTTTTGTTCAGAACTTAATTGATTAGCATAGTTTTCATCACAGTCCTTAAATACCATAAAAGAGCCCGGACCATTTTCTTTCTGCAGTCTGACGGCAATAGAATCCTTAAAAGCTCCGCCATCACATACTACCAACTGTAGTCCATATCCCTTTTTATCCACTCTATTAAATCTATATCTTGAGTCCATAGGATTTGATGAGCCCTTTACCGGTATTGCCCAATCTCTGTTTTCAATACAAAAGTCGTATGTATCATCAGGCCTGTATCCACTATCAATAAGGCACAGGGCAACTACCATATCTACTCCATCCTCACGCTTATATGTATCATTCATGACTCTTTCAATATCTGCAAAACTTCTTACCTGGCCATGAGTGATATTTTGACTGGTTGTATAAGCTCCGTATGCTCTGATAGTAAAATACAAAGAATCCTGCTGCACATCCACACCGCCAACAAGCATTCTCGCCCACTCCGGAACCACAAACTCTTCCAAGTCAGTTTGCCTTTGTAGTACAAGCTTATTACTTGTTGCAATTCTAGTGTCTTCCCATGCTTCTCCAAGCCATGAATTAGTAAAGTTTTGTAGTTTTTCAGGATCTTTATAGCTATCCAAGAACTCTTCCACTATGTCTGACCACTTAAGAAATACTGAGTAAAGAGAGCTTATCCAAAATCCTACACTCTTTGCAGTTACTCCGTTACCTCTCTTCTTCACAACTCTCCACTCACCGCTTCTAAGCATCTTCATTTTGTCTGAATCTGTGATGAAACAGCCACATTCCTGGCATACATACTTTGCAGTCTGCGCCCTTTCGTAGTTGCTCATCTTCTTTTCATCATCTTTACAGAACTTTATCTGATCAAACACAAACTCTATCCACTCTCCACAGTGTGGACACTGTACAAAATAATGTTTTACCTCGTCTGCTCCATCATGTAATTCCCAGATATAATTACTCTTGATAGTAGGAGTGCTTGCAGCAAATACCTTTTCAGTCGGCCTGAAGGTTTTCGTTCTCTCCAGTGCCAAATTATAAGGACTTGCCTCTTTCTTGGTAGCACCACCCATTTTATCTATCTCATCAAAGAAAAGATATTTTATAGGTTTAGAAGCCAACTTACTTGGAGAGCCTGCTCCGGTAAGATATATAGGCATATGAGTAAACCTAAGCTCCAGCTCCTTTGATTTTGTCTCTTTGAACATCTTCTTTATTTCCGGCACAAGTCTGAATGCAGGCTTTAAGTTGTCATTGGATATATTCTTGGCCAGATCGTCACTTGGATAAACTATCATCGTTGGTGCCGGAGTCTGCATAATGATATACATAATCATATTTACCATTGCGCTGGTTCCGCCTATCTGGCTGGCTTTACAAAAGAATATTTTTCTGATATTTACATCATTAAAAGCATCCATTATCCCTACAAGGTATGGAGTAACATCATTGGACCACTTGCCGGCTAAGTTGGAGTTGGAATCAAGTACCCTGTACCTTTCTGCCCACTGGCTTACGCTTAGTGGATTTTGAGGTTTTAGTGTTTCGCTTATTACTTTTTGAAACAACCTTCTTGTTTTCTCTCTTGATGTCATTTTCTTCCTCTATTTCTTCCGAATCTTCATCCAATTCAACATTTTTTCTTTTCCTGCTAATCTTGTTCGGATCGTATCCGGAAAGTTCATTCAAAGCCATGTCTATTTCCTCTTCTACCTTCTTTATTGCAGCATTGGTATCGGTCTCTCCCATTATCTCCATAGCCAATTTTGAGGGCAATGTTGACAGCTTATTTTTGAAACTTACAAGCATATTTGACAGGAACTCTTCCACATCCTCTGATCTGTGAGTTTCAGCCTTATACTCTTTGAGTTTTTCTATACTCATCTGTATCTTTATTTCTTCATGTCTTGCCTTTAAAGCCTCTAAATTCAAGCCTTTTGTTCTGTTAGAGTCCAAATCCAATTTATAATCAATATACTCTTTTATACATGTACTTAACTCGTATTTTCCAGACTCATTTCTTTCAAATATTCCACATTTCTTAGTCAAATCTCTTATAGTCCTTGGCTCTACTCCAAGACACTCCGCCAGCTCCTTTTGATTAACTGTCATCAGCCACCATCACCCCTCCTTTCCAAGGGAAGGAAATCCCATTTTTTTTGCATTTTTTAAAGCCAAATTGACTGCGCCTCTTTGCCCCGCATAGGGGATACCCCCTAGGAAGTACCTTAGGCCTTTTCTCTGACTGTTTTCTATCTTCTCATTTAAATATTGCAATTATTCTTGCAATTGTACAGCAAAAGAGCCCTCACCTAATGAGAGCTCTTCAGGAGTTACATATGAAAAAGTAGAAACAATCACATTTGTTCTTGTTACTCTAACATTGTAGCACAAAATTTTGGACAAAAGTGGGATAACATTTTTCAACTGCTGCCCATGTCGCTATTCTTTATCCATAACATTTGTATAGGCATGTAGCGCTTTGCAGTGTAATTTTCTTATATAAGATACCTCATAGTGCATCTCTCTCTTTATCTCTTCAAATTTCTTGCCCTCTATATATCTCTTGTAAAGCACTTGCATATAAGCTTCTTTGTCAGTTCTATGTATTCGATCTATTATCTGCTGCCTCTTGGCCAGATATAGGCTGACAGTATTATCAATATTCTTTTGTATCCTTTCACGCTCCACCACTACAGCCTCTATCCCTCCATTTCCTGCAGAAGTCTGAACCCTTTCATTCGTGCTTACCTTCTTTGTTATTCCTAACAGCGCTTCTTTCTCTCTCGTCAGTTGACAGATTTTCAAACACAGTCTTCTAACTTCCATCAACTCTGCCTTAGCTGAATTCATATTGCATCACCTCCCTTTAATAAAATGTCCATATATCACTTATTATCTTTTACCAGCTCTGCTTCAAGTGCTTTAATTATTTCTGCTGCTCTTTTTTCTCCAACTCCTTTTATATTTTTTAATATAATATCAATGCTTTTAATATCTATTCCGGGAACTGATGCCTTGCCATCTTCAAATGCGCTTTTATAAATGCTTTGTATGTACAAGTTCATCTGATTATGATCCATCTTCTTGATGGACTGATATTGTTTCCTGTTGATTACTATATCTTTTTGAATTGCCATATCTATTCCTCATATCTTTCAAGTTTTATTGTCTTAAGCAATTCTAATAACTCATTTGTGTAATTTTCGGAAATATCACGTTTTATTTCCAAAGTACCGGCATTTGTATACCACCTGAGACTTGAACCTTCATCATTGCTTATTGGACCTTCGACTCCTGTTTCTCCAGCCTTTGTATCTACCAAATTTCTTGCTATCATATTTAAATGTTCTTGATTATACAGCCTTATTGTGTTATCGTTGCCTTCTGATTGAATAACTCTATATATCTTTTCTATAGTTAAACTAGAAACAAAATACTGACTATATCCACGATCTTCTGTGTAATCATTATTCAATATAGATGTATCTACCATGGTATCCATCTCATATTGTTGACCTGCTCCTTCTCCATATAAAATCGATTCTGTTCGTTCCGGCAAATCACCAACCAATTTAACTAGAGCCCCCTTGACCTCTTTACTTATAAAATCCTTGTGTATAGCAAGTGTCCAAGAGGGAGTATCTATGACCAAATCATCATCTATACTTTTATATATTCTTAATGCGTGATACTTATATGATTTCTTTATTTGCTTTTCAAATACCGATTGCTTTATAAACATGTTATTCTCCTTCTTGCAACATTAGTTGAACGGCAGTCCCTCGTCATCAACACCATCCGGAATGTTCATAAATCCATCTGAATCTATTCCGGAGCTATTATGATTACTCATTCCCTTAGCATTCTCACCCTTGCTGTCTGCAAACTCTTGGCTATCTAATATTACATCTGTTGTATATACCTTTTGTCCATCTTTGTTCGTATAGTTGCCTGTCTGCAGTCTTCCTGATACCAACACTCTCATACCCTGTCTAAAATACTTCTCTGCGAATTCTGCTGCCTTTGAGAAGGCTACACAGTTTATAAAATCAGCTGATTGTTCTCCCTGCTTCTTTATAGCTCTATCAATAGCCAAAGTATATCTTGCTACTGCCATAGAATTCTCACCGCTTGTATATCTCACTTCAGGATCTCTTGTTAGTCTCCCCATCAATATTACTCTGTTCATTCCTTCTCCTTCTCAATTCTCTGTATCTGTCTTTCTAATTTGTAAAGTATTAAATTATTTACTGCCTTTTTATCATCATCTTTATCCAAGAGCTGCATCAACATAATTTGAACATCAGCTACTTCCTCAAGTGTTTCTCTTGATAATTCTTTTTTACATGCCAACAAGTCTTTTTGTAACGCTACAATCAGCTCTGCTAACTCTTCTATTGTTTTAGCCTTTTGATGCGGAGTACCATAATGTTTTAAAATTCTTTTTGCTATATCTTCAATCATATTTTTGCCTCAGTCAATTTTAAGCAGACCATCTTCCAGCAATCTGTAAAGCACTTCCAAATATGTATACCCTGCAGTAAAACTAAGATCCGGATCTTTATGTATGCGACTGTCATCTTCTTCCCAAATTTCTATATTAAAATCGGATTCATCTACGAAAAATACGGCCTTATCTTTCTCTATACACAAGTAATAACATTCATTATCATTTGCACATTGCTTAAACCCAAACTTTTCAAACTCCTCAATATCTTTATCCGGCAATATCTCAACCAACATGTTTTCCTCCTTATTTATTCAACTTACTCTTAACGGCATTTTTTAGCCTTATAGTATTTAATAAAACCTCTTTTTCCAGTCCTTTATATGCACAGGCACCAATGCTATTCATCTTCATGTTTTCACCTTTACTGATGAGTAGCAAATTATCTATATTACAATTCAAAGGATTATTATCCCTAAATATCACTAACTTACCTTGTGGTATTTCTCCGTTATGCTCTTCCCATATCACTCTGTGTTTAAGGTTCCACTTATTTGGATTTTTAACTTTTATTTCAATATAGCCATCAACATTGATTCTCTCACTACCTACATGCCTATAGTTTTGAGGGCTATGTCCTTTTTTAAACATTGTCTTACTTAGTTTCTCATAAACTTCCGGACTCAGCCTTTTACCTTTGTTGGCCGGTACAGATCCCTTTTTAAATCTTGTATCTCTTCCGCAATTTATCTTATTATTTTTTCTGAAACTTCTTATCTGACTTATACTTATAGCTTTTCCGAATTTTTTAATAAACTCTTCAATAACTTCTGATGCAATTCTCCCGGGAATATATTCTATCAGGAATGCTTTTTCCTCTTGTGTGTATCTTATCATTTATTCTCCGACGTAATTCCAAGCATGGGCAGGTCAACTTTTTGTCCTCCACCTTGATCATCAATATGTTTTCTTGCATTGAGTGCAAGATGTCCATTTTCTATAATAGTTTTTGCTATCTTCTGAACCGCATCACTTCGTTTTATCTCCTTTTCCAGTTGCTCATCTGTCAGATCATCATCTGTAATCCTCTCGATTGATTCAAAAAGATAATTATTTAAATCCACTAATGTATTCTTCATTTGTTTCTCCTTTAACTTTTCTTTGTTTAGTTTCCATATTGTATTGCTTTTCATACTTTTCTTTTCCATCTACACAACATATTTTTCGTGCGCCATCTCCAAATCTCTTTCATTTAGATCCAGATATATTTGCGTTGTTGATATTTCTTCGTGTCCAAGCATTTTACTAACTTGTTCTATAGGCATTCCTCTTTTTAAGGCCATAGTTGCGCAAGTTCTTCTAAACCTGTGCGGATGAACATCTTCAACCTCTGCTCTTGCACCAACATTTTTACATATTGCCTGAACTGTATTAGTACTCATATGTCCATCTTTTTCAAAGTTTTCAGCTCTCATCCAATATTTTCCTCTACTTATTCCTTTCTTACTTACCTGACTGAAAGGCTTCATCTTCGGAAAAAGATAAGGGTTTTTAAGCTTCGGTTTTTCTTGTCGGTATCCTTCTAATGCCAACATTGCTGTAGCATTTAAATATACTGTCCTTTCTTTGTTTCCTTTCCCTTGGATAACGATCCTATTATTATCAATATTCACCATCTTTATACTTGCCAACTCTGTGGCTCTACAGCCTGTACTAAAGAGCATTTCTATAACAGCTTTCTCTTTCACGGTTTCACATGCATTCTTCAGCTTTGCCACTTCAAGTTCTGTAAATGCTTTTTTCTGTTTTTTCTCTTCCTTTAACTTCCCTACTTGCTTAACAGCATTACGTGGTATAAGCCCTTCAAGGAATAAGTATGACAAGAAAGAACTAAACGCCCTTAATTCACTATTTAACGTCACCTTGCTAAGTTTATCTCTTTTTTCCCTAACTGCTATGTAATACAAAATATCATCAGATGTAATCTCGTCTGCAGACTTGTTTATGTGTTTTAATATTCTTGAAATATCATGCGTGTATTTATCTATAGTTCTTTCAGAACATCCCCTTACAGTTTTTGCCATTATGAATTTTTGAAAAAACCAATCATTTTTATTTTCTTCTCTCAGGACAAGTTCTGTGTTTTTTAGACTGAAGCTATATCCTCTAACCGCAAGGTACAGTTTTGATCTCAACTTCTCCATTTCAACTTCACTCTCGTCTGCTATCGCAAGTATTATTTTTGATACTACCTCGTCTTTCACAAGTACCTCCTTTCAGCTTTATTCCCGGTATATTTAAGATCATTACACAACATACTTTTCGTGTGCTATTTCCAAGCTTCTCTCATCAAGATCTAAGTAAATTTGAGTTGTTGTAAGTTCTTCATGTCCTAGCATCTTACTTACTTGTTCTACAGGCATACCCCTTTTTAAGGCCATTGTTGCACAAGTTCTCCTGAATCTGTGAGGGTGAACATTTCTAACTCCAACTCTTTCACCAAGTCTTCTGCAAAAGCTTTCTACTGCTCCACTACTCATATGCTCTTTGCTGTTTATATATCTTGTGCTTGGTAATATATAAGGATTTATTATTGTATTAATGTCTCTCATATGTTCATCAAGCGTAAGGCGGGCCTGCGCATTAAGGTAAACTATTCTCTCTTTATTACCTTTACCTAAAACAGTTATTCTTCTGCCTTCTATATCTTCAACTTTTATAGATACAAGTTCTGAAACTCTACAACCAGTACTTAGTAGCATGTCAACAATAAGCCTTTCACTCACTGTCTTACATCCTTGCCTTAATTTAAGCACTTCAACATCTGTAAAAGCTTTTTTCTGCTTCTTTTCCAACTTTATACTTCCAATTTTTCTTACAGGATTGCTAGGTATTATTCCTTCAACTGTTAGAAATTCAAAAAATGTTCTCAGGTATCTAAGATTGTTTGATACAGTTACTTTAGATACTTTATCTCTATGCTCCCTTACAGCAAGGTAATATAATATATCGTCTGAGCTTACATCTTCTGCGGATTTTCCTATTGCGTTTAACATCCTTGGTATTTCAGCTGAATACTGCGCCAATGTCTTTTCAGATAATCCTTGCACAGTCTTTGTCATTATGAATTTCTTAAATAGCCATTCATTTTTATTTTCTTCCCTCACTACAATCTCTGTATTTTCAAGTTTTATGCTGTATCCATGCATAATCATATATAGTTTTGATTTCAGCTCTCCGGCATCTATATCAACATCTGCTGCCAACTCCATGACTATCTTAGATATCAACTCGTCTTTCATATTCTTATTGCCTTTCATTACACAACATACTTTTCGTGTGCTAATTCCAAATCCCTTTCATTTAGATCTAAGTATATTTGTGTAGTAGATATTTTCTCGTGTCCAAGCATTTTACTAACTTGTTCTATAGGCATTCCTCTTTTTAAGGCCATTGTTGCACAAGTTCTTCTAAACCTATGTGGATGAACATCTTCAACTCCAGCTCTTCTTCCTATCTTTGCGCAGTATTGTCTTAGTGCATCTCTAGACATATGCTCATCACCATCAATGTTTCGTGGATCCAAATACATTTCTTTTTGATGTATTCCTTCTTTTACCAACTTGTCTACACTTTTCATTTTGGGAAACAAATATTGATTGATTGTATCCGGCAAACTTTTCATGTATTTATCTACAGCTAACATTGCTGTAGCATTAAGGTAGACAATTCTTTCCTTATTTCCTTTGCCATTTACAACCACCTTGTTTCCCTGTATCTCACTTTGTTTGATATTTACAAGTTCTGTAGCCCTGCATCCTGTACTAAGTAACATCTCAACAACTGCCGTTTCTTTTAGGTTTTTACAACTCTGCTTTATTTTTGCTATATCAACATCTGTAAAAGCTTTCATCTGCTTCTTTTCCAACTTTATTGTTCCAATCTTTAAAACGGGATTGGTTGGTATTATTCCTTCAAGAAATAAATATCCTAAAAATGTACTTAAACATCTCAACTCATTTTTACATGTTGTTTTGCTTACTTTATCTCTGCATTCACGCACGGCCAAGTAATACAAGATATCATCAGATGTTATTTCCTCTGCAGGTTTGCCTATTTTCTCAAGTACCTTTGGTATTTCAACAGAATATCTAAATATTGTTTGCTCCGTTAATCCTTGTATTTTTTTGGTGACAATAAATTTTTTAAAAAGCATCTCATTTCTATTAACTCCTCTTACTACAATCTCTGTATTCTCCAGTCCTACATTGTAATCTTTTAAGGCCATATACAATCTTGATTTCAGCTCAGTTACAGTTAGATCAATATCTGCTGCCAATCCCAAAATAATTTTGTCTATAAGTTCATCTTTCATAGCAGTAATCCTTTCTTTGCCGGAGTTGCAAATATATGCTCATGTGGAACTTTTTCTCCAAGCAAGCTGTCCTGTCTTGCAATAACCGCCTTGATTCCAAGCAGTGACAGCTGTATGTAACTCATATATACACATGCAAAATCTATATCGGAAGCTTTTATATCAAGAAGCCTTTGATAATTTACATCCTTATCTCTCAAAGCCTTTGCATATGCAATAATCATCCCACTACTGCCACATGCAGGCTCATATAGCTTTATAGGCATATCGGTTGATACAACTTCATCATCCAGCAACCTTGCTGCCAACTGACTTATATTGTCAGGTGTAAAGAACTGCCCTGTGGCCTTATTGCCTGTCTCTATGCCCATATATACACTTCCCAATACATCCGACATATCTTTTTCAAGTGCTAATGTAAGCAATCCTCCGAGTTCTGCAAAACCGTCCACCTCTGCCGACTGATATTTATTTATGGTGTTTAAATACTGCTGCTCCCTTTTATTCCAAACTACTGTACCTTCAGGTTCACAGGCATTTGCTATCGCTAAAGCATATACTTCTATCCAGTCACGGAAGACCTGATGCGCTGAGTAGTACTTTGACATTTCTCTTATCTTTTTTATTATTTCCTGTTTATAATCCACTTCCATACACTTCCTTACTCAAACTTTCTACCACTTCCTCTATGCACAAGCTTTATTCTTTCAGATAGTCGGAAGCCTGAAAGTTCTATCACATATTTCAAATGCTGTATCAGTTTGTCATGTTCAGACTGTATGGCCGACTTCTTTTCTTCCGCACTCACAGACTTTATTGCCTTGTAAGCTGTACTGTCCACATAACCTTCAGAATTATGCTTTAAGTTATTTCTCATCTTCCTTACCCCTCAAAGCTATTTCACCGCCACATGCGGCATATCCTATCAGATCCACCCAACTGTCGACACTTTCAAATGCACTGCTTTGTAACCTTGCAATCTTGAAAAGACACATCATCACAGCTACGTCGTATGATGTCACATACATTTTCCCAAGATACGCATTCCAAAGTGTTGCTACTCTCGAAAAATTATCCTCCGGCTCTCCATACTGCAAGTTTCTGTCACCACATACACATTCATTTGCTAAATCCAAAAGCTCTATTCTTGTTATACTCATTCGCTTAACTCCTTAATCTCAAAACAACTCAAATTAACTTACTATATTTCCCTAAGTTCCACTTCCACTCTCTCGATCTCAGCATATTGCTTACTTACCGTAAGGCAGCAAACCTGCGAATCATCATCATAAGCAATGTGATTCAATGCATCCAGTATGGACTTGGCCAGATTGTCACTATCAATCTTCTTCGTATATTTGACTTCTCCTGCCAACATCCTTTCCCTTTGCTTTTTGCTTACTGATCTCGGTACTGCAAAGTATCCCTTTATATTGGCAACTATGGCACCTTCCAGTTTTACTCCGCCCGGATATGATATCTTTACAAGGTTTTCATAATTTACAGTCTCTTTAGGAGTGTAAGTCATTACACTTCCATACTTCCTTGCAAACTTCGGTCTTTGCTTGCCTATAGGCTTTCCATATACTGTAAAAGAAATACTTCTTTTCTTGGATTTTTCCATTTTGGAAACACCTCCCGAATCGCCATCATGCTTAGTATTTATTAAGTCTTTCTCAGTTTTCATGCTCCACCTTTCTTATGCTGTCACTTATCCACATTTCATAAGGATTTGTAGTGTCTGAACTCGCAAAAGCTATATCATGTAATGTGGATAACTCCGATATGTCCCTCCAGAGCTCCCAATTACTAAGCTTTACTCCTCTTGCATTAGTCCAGTCATTCTTTTTCCACTCAAAAATCCATCCGTTTTTATAGCTGTTCAAAACATACTCACACTTAGTAAATACTAAGGCAGAGCACCTTTTGGTAAGTCTTTTGAGTGCCGCTTTTAACGCCATCATTACAAGTTTGTTTTCTGTAGCTTTTATCTCATAGCCGACTCCACTCCTGGTAATCGGACTACCATCTTTTTTTATAAACTCTATGACATATCCATATCCACCATTCTTCCTTGCCGGTCCTCGTATAGATGTGGTTATGTAAATATTGACTCTACACTCTGTATCCACTCTTCCTCCTCTCTTCCTGCAGATTCGATCTTAGGCAGTCTTTGCATCATATATCTCTGGTATGGATAACCTGTAACAGGATTTTCACCTGAAACTACACTGTCGGCTATTATGTAATATCCCTTCTTTGCTTTCGGCTCTTTCGGCCAACTCTTTCTAAGCATGATCTTACTTTCAACTTCCGGCTCTATCAGATTACCTCTGCTGCGCTTATAACTAGACTTGCCTTCAGGATCCTTTGTCTCAGCTTTCACTATGTATTCGGCCAATCTCTGATACGCTCCTTCCTCATATAGATCAGTCAGAGCAATGTGGCCATATATCCAATGCTTTCTTATAAGCTTCAACATATTTACCGGATCAGTGATGTTTTCAACTATTATGTGATGATGTAAGGCATTGCCCCTCTTACCCATCTCAGTAACTCCTATGTACTTGAAACTTATTGAGTACTTTTTCAGCTCCAGTCTCACTTTTTTAAAAAATGTACTCAACTGCTCCTTGGCCTCTTTAAAGTCATCAGGTCGTAGTTCCTTCTTGTATTTGAGAACTATATGCCAATCTCCTGCCTTAAAATTCCCCAATATCAATCTTTGTATTTTTCTTACCCTGTTGGCATGGTTCTGTTTTTTAATTACCTCAGGAGATACTTTCTCTCTTTTTTCTCTCTTCTGTCCCGGAGCTCCATAGTTACCCGGATAAAAATTGTGAACCTCTATTATCTCTTTATGCTTTCCAAGGTTATATGTCTTTTTCACATACATTGTTCTACACTCCTCAGTCGTAAGTTTAATATCTTAATCAAGCAGTTAAAGGTGGATTTCTCCACGTTTTTTCTTGACTTTTAAAACCAAAAAGCATAGAATATTAATGTTAGTGGATGCTTTTTAGCATTATGAGCCTGTCTTTGTTACAGGCTCATTTTTTATATAATTCATTCTGTTGTTTAAACCTTTTATTTATTTCAAATTCTCTTCTAAAATCTTCATCTAAGATTGTTATGAATACCGGCACATCATCAAATTCCCCATGGTGCCCACGATCAGTAACATTGGCAATATAAAATTGACTTTCATAACCTCTTCTTTCATTGATCTGATGCCATACACTTCCAATAAAACTCTTCAGGACAGTTCCTTTAGTTACTGACCTTGCAGTACTCCTTAGATCCTCGTATTTGTAGTTATCATCTACCCAACTACATACCTGTCCCAATTTCTTTCCTCCCAAAAGTCCATGCCCATTATATTTATTTTGTGAGAAAGGCAATTTCTGTTATGTGATGTCTTTTTTGCCGCTTCCGCCATTGTTCCACCGCAATCCAAAACAAGTTTTACTTCACGTAACTCTTCATAAGTCCAATAATTGTATGGTCTGTTAGATATATATTCAGTCCACTTACTTTTATCCCATATGTCTTTCCCCATATATTGGATTTTTTCTGAACGCTTCCATAGCTACGGTTTAGGTGATCCGCAATTACGCCTAATTTAGTACCCTGTTTCATCATGTCCACTAAGATTTCAAATTCTTCCTCTGTCCATAGTCTACTTTTAGTTTTTATCCTTTTACTCATAGCCACATCATCCCTATAATTACTCCTACAACGATTAGGCCAACGCATATAGTAACTCTCTCGAATACAATCATAGCTTTTTCAACTTTCCTGCTGCATTCAACCAAATCATTGAATTCTTCTCTATCAACGCTTACATAGCTACTTATTCTTCTCTTTCCATCGAATACCTGTGGTAACTTAATTTTTTCCATTTTTCATATACTCCTTTTTATGTGATTAATTTTCTACATTTTCTCTATTACTTCTATTCAACCTTTATGCCTGTAGCCTCTTCAAACTTCTGCTTAGTTATGACGTATGTCCATTGTCTTGACATCTTTACAGCCATACCAAATTTAAGTATTCCTTGTTGTAATCCAATTCGGATGAACTGAGGTGATGCTCCAAGCAATTCTGCTGCATGCTCTACAGAAATACGATTTTTATATTCCGGCATTTCTTCCTCCTTTTTCACTGGCCTGCCCGATTGTACCGTCTTCATCTATCACGGTTTTTGTCTCAATGTCGCATAGCTTTTCAGCATTTCTGAACACTTATCTTTCTGTATTTGAAAGTTGTTAAAATAATTCCCAGATTTTGTAATATGAAACTTCTTTACTCCAACTACTATCCCCATTGGGATAAACAGAATATAAGGATCATTTAGTTCACTCTCTTTTTCTCTCTCCAAGAAAGCAATAATCACATCAGCTTTAGAGTTCTTGAAATTCCAATACTCACAGCCTCTTCTTTCTAATAACGAGCTGTATTTAACATCTATCGTCAATCCGTTATATGTAAAGTCATAATCAGGATTGTTCATTTTGAAATTGCTATTTATATCTACTGCCTCCGGCACAATTTTTTGAAACAGCTTTTCTGCTGCTATCCCTTTCTTCATATTTTCAGAAGCAAATTCTATATGACTATTTTTGTTAATAAGTCCTCGTTTCAAAAAATGCATGAACAAAATATATGCAGGAATTTTGCTCTCCAGTACAGTCTTTTGAAAATCGTTATTGGACATAAATATTTGTTCTGCCTCATCAATTGTCATTTCATCACCCACTTATTTTAAAAATCAACATCTTGTTATAAATTTTCCACAAAGTTACACCGCATTTTTCTCTACCACCATATATTTACTTTTAATCAATACGCTCCTAAACTATGCTTACAGGCTCTGCCAAGCCGAGTAATTAGAAAGGAGAAACATCCATGGACACAAATGAATTAAAAACAATATGTAATGAATGTTTTAATAAAGTTTTTGATTCTATGCATGATAAGGTTTTGCAAGATGCAAAAGACTTTTTTGACAAATATGGTGATGACAAGCTTTCAAAATATGCAACCGAATTTTATACCCAAATTATAGTTACATCTTTTAAAGCTTCCTGCGATTATACAGATGAAGTTCTTTCTGCTCTTTTGAATTCCTTGAATAAAGTAGACTGAAACATCAGAAAATTAACATCTTTTTTCAACTCTTGAATTTCTTTTTCAAGAGTTCCCGGAGCAACTCTAATCTCAAACTTTATATCCTGATTAGGGTTGTTCTCTTTTAAAGTTTCTATTTGTTTCAATGCATCCTCCAGCTCTGATACCGTACTTAGTCTCATTTCTATCTTTATTGGATTCGTTATCATATTTTCCTCCTAGAATTCCTACTTGTAAATTTTCCACAATTGAAATAGTACTATTTTTTTCGTACTTTTTTGCCAAAAAAAACTTCGTCTTTTGTCACTCCATATAAGTTACAAAGCTTTTCCATCAAATCAAATGGTATCTTTGAACTATCATTTTCATATTTAGACACAGTTTGATTATGAATACCTATTTTCTCTGCCACTTCTTTTTGTGTATATCCAGCATTCTTTCTTGCTGCCTCTAATGTTATAAACCTCAAAATATCAACTCCCTTCTTAAAATCCCCCGTATAGCCGGTAGGACAGCTTTCAACTAACTACTTTTCAAACTTCTCATAAATACTTGTGACAAAATATGCAATCACACATCCTGCTATATAAAATCTATCCCATTTCGGGAAGTCCATTGTCAGGCCAACAAGGACACTGACAGATAATAGATAAGCAAAAGTATCTTTCATTGTTTTTATCTTAGATATGTGTTAGAATTCAGTTAAGGTACTTGGGGCATTCGCCCCTTTCCCTTACAATACTTTTGCCTTTAGAAGACTTTAGCTTTTTAATACTGATATGATTGCTATAATAGTGCCAACAATTTTTACAATCACATCTACCTTGTCTTTTAAAGGCATTTCTTTAAATTCTCTCCACATCTTTTTCCCCTTTCTTTTTTCTATGCTAATTCAAGCACATCTTTATTGTACGATATTATTCGTACTAAGTCAATACTGTTTTTCGTTTTTTTTCGTATTTTTTTTACTTTATCTATTGTAAAGTTCGTTTTTTTTCGTTATAATGCTTTCAAAGGAGGTTAAGCAATGGCTAAAAACAGTCCTCAGGATTTGAAGAACAAAGAATTCTTCTCTAGAAAGTTTAATGAATTATTGAATAAGCACGGAAAGAAACAAGCTGATATTTCTCGTGATTTGTCTATACCTAAAAGTACATTAACCGGATACGTTCAAGGAACTTCACTACCTACAGCTGGCAATGTTCAAAAACTGGCTGACTACTTCAACGTAAAAAAGTCCGATTTAGATTTAAGATTTGCTAATATGAGCAAATTACAAGATACACAAGACTCCCACCCGATCAAGGCTATTAAGATACCTGTCCTTGGTGATGTTGCAGCAGGGATACCGATTGAGGCCGTTGAGAGCATACTCGACTATGAGGAAATAGATGAAGAACTTGCTTCAAAAGGAGAATTTTTTGGACTTCGCATAAAAGGTAACTCTATGTCTCCAAGGATCCAGTCCGGGGATGTGGTAATTGTACGTGTACAATCAGATGCAGAATCAGGAGATATTGTAATTGCAAAAGTCAATGGTGATGATGCATGCTGCAAAAGGTTACAAAAGCATGATGAAGGTATAAGCCTTATATCTCTCAATCCTGAGTATGAACCTATGTTCTTCAGTAAAAAAGATATCGCAGATTTGCCGGTACATATCATAGGCAAGGTTGTAGAATTGCGTGGGAAGTTTTAATTTTATACATCTATTGTTGTAGTTTAATAATATAAAGGAGAATAAAATTGAGCGAGAATAAATATATATCAATTGCCGAAGGCTTAGAATATGGAGACGAATATATTGGACAAGTTGTTAGGATATTGGACAAATACTCTATATTGGTAAGCACCATTCGAACAGTAAAGATTGATGATACAGTTCAAGTATTTGATGTCGGAGAAGATTTGACAGGTTTAAATGGAGAATCATTGGGAAAATACATATATGTAAAAGCTACTCTTTCAGTTGTTCAAGTAGAACCTCGTTACTGTATATGTAAAACTTTAGTGACAGAAAAAGTCAGGCCACTTCTTTCAACACCCTTTACAGACATTACTAGAACCGTAAAATTACAGCACCCATTATCTATTCAGGAGGAGGATATAAATAAAGTTCCTGAAATAAATATGTATGTAAAGATTGGTGATAAAGTAAGACTACAATAAAATTATTGACAAATTAAATATTACAATGTAAGATTGTTGTTGAAAGAAATGGTCGTTGTGTAGATGACTAGCAAAAAGCTCTTCTTACATTGTGTAAGGAGGGCTTTTTACTTTATGTTTAAAAACCTTGACAAGCCTTTTATGACCTATGATGAATTGATAAACTTAATGAAGTCTAGAGGCATTCAAGTAGATAATTACACTTTCGCAATAGAAGCTTTACAAAATCATTCTTATTACACTCTAATAAATGGATATCAACATATATTTGACTCTTTATGTACTACTAAAGTAGTGTTTGAGGATATATATACGCTGTATAGCCTAGACAATAGTATCAATAGTACTATATTTAAATATATACTATTGGTAGAGCGTGGATTAAAGTCTAGATTATCATATCAGGTTTCAAAAAAATATGGAGTCTTTACCGACTGGGAAAACTTAGACTACGATCATTTAACTTTCAATAATCCCAATGATTATATGTATATTAAGAATTACTCTAACTCAAATAGTTCTAGGCTTAACACGTTAATATCTCTTAAAAAAACTTTTAACGATAGATATCAAAGTGAGCCCTTAAAACATTATATGTCTACTAAAAACCATATACCACCTTGGATACTTTGTACATCTATCACTTTCGGAAAAGCTTTAATGTGGTTAGGAATATTGAAAGGTGAGGATAAAGTTGATATATGCAGCTCATATTTTAAAGAACATAGTTTATCTATTGTGGATCAAAAGGAATTGCTTAAGAAGTCATTATTTTTATTAAAAGAGTATAGAAACTTAATTGCTCATGGAAATAGAATTTTTATTGACCAGCCCTTATCTAGACTTCCAAAACGTGCATTGTTGTCAATTTTCAACTCAATACTCTCACCGTCAGAGTATAATAGTGGACTAGGCCAGTGCGACACATATGCAATAATTTTATCCTTAGTACTATTACTGGTTGATAAATATTCAATACAAAATTTTCTTATTGAAATATATTCAACTTTAAAAGCATATGAAAACTTTGAAATTTGTAATACTCATGTTTTTAAGTTTTTAAATCTACCAAATGATATATTGAAAAGATTAGAGAAACTTATGAGTTCTTATATCATGTATGTGGTTTAATATTGTTCTTGACTTTTAAACATTAAGCTTTAAAAGAATTTTTTAAATAAAAAAGCCACCCAGTTACCCGGATGGCAAAACATACTATTGCAAGCTGTTGCTTTCAACAATATGCCCTGAACAAGTTTATTGTACCATAATAGCAGCCGTTTTTGCAATGGCTGTTATTTTTGTACTCATTTTTATGAAAGGAGATAATATGAGGTTACCAAATTCCTTCGGATCAGTATATAAATTATCCGGCAAGAGAAGAAAGCCATGGGCCGCAAGAAAAACTGTGGGCTGGAAAACTATAGAAGATACTATGCAATGCCATCCAGTCTATCAGTTTATAGGCTACTATGCTACAAGAGCAGAAGCACTATCTGCCCTTACCGCATATAATGAAAATCCTTATGACTTAAAGGCTGATACAATTACATTTAAAGAAGTATATGACAAATGGTCGGGCAAACACTATGAAGCTATAAAGAATTCTAATGGCTACAAGGCTGCATACTCTATATGCTCTTCTCTCGACAATATGATTTTTAAAGATATTAAACTTAATCATCTGCAGGCAGTAGTAGATCACTCAGGAAAGAACACACCTACTTTAAGGAATCTTAGAAACTTGTGGTCTTTGATGTGGGAATATGCGGTAATTCATGAGATTATCCCCCCGGATAAAAGAGATATTATCAAATATGTGGATATCAGCAATGCCGGTAATCCTAATGCTTACGATCGTAAACCTTTCAGCAAGAAAGCTATCAAATCACTTTGGAATGCTTCAGGCTCAAATGAGTATATATCTGCTGCACTCATACTTATATATACAGGCCTAAGGATTAGTGAACTGCTGGATCTGAAGAAAGAAGATGTACATCTCGATGAACGGTGGTTCTATGTGAAAGAGTCAAAAACATCTGCAGGTATAAGAGAAGTACCGATAGCTGAAAAGATAGTGCCTTTCTTTGAGTTCTGGCTATCAAAGAAAAGTGATTATCTTATATGTACACCTGAGGGCAGGCATTTTTTATACAGGAATTTTTACGACTCCTATTGGAGACCGATAATGGATGCTCTGTCACTTAAATATACTCCGCACTGTACAAGACATACTTGTATCTCTCTTTTGACTGAAGCCGGAGTTGACGAAAGAATAATACAGCAAATTGTTGGCCACAAAGGGCAGAATGTGACTCAGGTAGTATATACTCATATAGATCTACCAAATAAACTTGAAGCTATAAATAAGATTTGAGGTTAAATATGGATAGGACAAATTACAAGAATCAATTTAATGCTGAACATTATGAGAGAATAAATTTTTCTGTGCCAAAGGGTATGAAAGAGGTTATTAAAAACCTAGCTTCAGATAAAGGCATGTCTATGAATAAGTATTTTTTATTTTTGATAAATAAGGATCAGGAAGGACTATTTGATAATATGCAACTTGCAGAAAAATCAAGAGACAAGATTTTAACTGTAAAAGGTAATACACATGATGGTTATGATGTTTATTTCAAGGACGGAAGAATTATACATTGTAGGACAAAATTAGATATTAGAAAGTGTCTTGCACAAGACAACAAAAGTCTTGCACAAGACAGTTAATCCCTTGTTACTAGTATGTTACTATCTTGTTACTAGTAAGCAAAAACTGACATAATTTCAAACAAAGAAAAACCCAGTATATACAAGGTTTTCCTCGCATATGCTGGGTATAATTTTGTGTCTTTATTATCTCTTACTGAACTGTGGTGCTCTTCTCGCTGACTTAAGACCGTATTTCTTACGCTCTTTCATTCTTGGATCTCTTGTAAGGAATCCGGCCTTCTTTAAAGTTGGTCTGTACTCCTCATCTGCGTGAAGAAGTGCTCTTGATATACCATGTCTGATAGCTCCGGCCTGGCCTGTGAAACCACCACCGCAAACATTTACAAGTACATCAAACTTGTTTACATTGTCTGTAGCCACTAAAGGCTGACGAACAACAACCTTCAATGTCTCAAGACCAAAATACTCATCAATATCTCTTTTATTTATTGTTATCTTACCTGTTCCAGGTACAAGATATACTCTGGCGATAGAACTTT